CCACAGCAACGACGCAGTCCTTGTTAGACGCTTCCATCTTTGGGGTCTTAAAAATAATATAGGAACAGGAACCATCCACGATGCTTTCTTTACTAATATTGCAGACGCTCAAAGAGCAAGAGACGCTCTGAGGACCATCTATGCAGATGCCCTTGGTGGTGATACCATCAGGAAAACCCTAGCTGCCATGCGCAAAGAGGGTATGTCCAACGCAACTTATCAAGAATTAATTACCGAAGCAAAACGCCTTGGATTAATTGATCCTGATAACGCAATTACAAGAGAAGACATACTAGCCCCCATTAAAGAAGGTGAGGACTGGTATGGAATTGGTCCATGATATATTTGTAATAGTCGAGACCTAAACAAACACTATGCAGAGGCCGTGCCTTTGTTAATTTTACATAAACAATTTTAAGCTGTGCTTAAGGAGAAACTATGAGTATTGAAGAATTAAAAGCTAAACTGGCAGAACTAAAAGCTAAACTTGCGGAGGCTGAAGAGGGTGAAGAATCCCCAATTGAAGCTGAAATCGCAACGGTAGAAGCAGATATTGCTAAGGAAGAATCTACGGACGACGATGATGAAGATAACATCGACTCTAAAGTTGAAAAGCTTGCAGATGCTAAGTTGGCTAAAATGAAAGCTAACATGGATAAAATGGCTGAAAAGCTTGCTAAGGCTGAAAAAGATAATGCTGATTCTGTTACTGCCCAAAAAGCTGAAAAGATGAAACGCCTTGAAGACGAGGGGAAGCTGACAGAACTTGCAGAAATGCGAGCTACTGAAGCCGAAGCCAAAGTCAAGGTTATGCAGGATGAAAATACCCAGCTAAAGCGTGACGGTGTTGTTAGCAATGCTTTGAACTCTCTTGAATTTAAAAACGATCGCAGCCGAGAAATGGTACGCAAAGACGTAATTGACCAGCTAGCAATCGATGAAGATGGAAACTGGACTCACAAAGACGGTAAGTCTATCTCAGCTTTTATTCAAGAATACTCTAAAGACCCTGATAATGAATTCCTCTTCCGTGCAAAAACAAACACTGGCGGGGGTAAAACCACTAACAACGGCACATCTGATACTGATGTTAAAAAGAGCATCACAGACATGTCTAGTGCTGAGATCCTTAAACTTGCCGCTTCTGGCAAGCTTGGGGCCTACAATCTCTAAGAGATAAACAATAATATTCTAAGATAGGAATACATAAAATGGCTATTACAAATACAGACTTCCAGAACATCGCTCTTGCGATTTCCGCGTACACTGACGAATTGTACACAAACGAGCGCAAGCTCAATTCTACGGGCATTGTTGGTATGCGAGATGACGTGACTGCTGATGGTGAAAGCTTTATCGGTCAGATGCGCTGGTACCAGCCCTTGCAGGCTAACATCAACGTAGCGTCGCTCTCTAACGCTGCTAATGGTACCTACACTGACATCACCACAGAAGTCAGCAACTACATTAAGACTGTCCGCACATTCGGTGCCAAGCAGGTTAACCTTCAAGAAGTTGTTTCTAAGCAAGACGGCCTGATGAAAATCGCCCGTGACTTTGCTGAAGTTCGTGGTCAAGACGAGCACAACGGTTTGCTAAAAGTACTTCAGGGTGTTGCTGCTTACGAGGTTGGTCTTGGTGACCTTGCTGGTTCTGGTAACGGGGGCCTTATTTCCTTTGACACAGATCCCGACGTTGCTGCTACAGGTTTCTTTGTAGACATCAATGCTCTTGGCGAGTTTGGTGCAGCTGCTACTGGCACTTCCGATGCACGTAAACTGTTTGACAGTACTGCAATGGGCGCTGCTCGTGGCGAACGTCTGTTTAAGGCAATCGGTATGGCTTTCAAAGACTATGAGCCTGACTACATGTACCTTATCACAAGCCCAGAGAACATGGCTGAATTCCGTTCGGCTAACCTTGTTGATGACATCATTGTTACTGACGGTAACCTTGAGTTCAGCACACTGTTTGGTGGTAAGTTCCGTTTGATCCCAACACGCGCAAACCAAATGATTGGTACCTTCACTACAGGTGACTTGAATGCACAGTCTACAAAGGCTACTTTCGTAGTTAAGCCTGAATCTGTTGCTTTTGCACCAATTGGTGTTTCTACCCCTGTTGAAGTAGAGCGTAATGCTGCTGCTTATACTGGTGGCGGCTCCACTGATGTTTGGTACCGTTATGGCTTCATCATGCACCCTTCCGGCTACGACTGGGCTGGCGCAACTAACGTCTTCGCAACAAACGCAAACTTTGCTGCTGAAGCTTCTTGGGGTCGTAAAGTAGACGCTCTGAACTTGGGTATTCTCCCTATCTTCCACTCGTAATTCTAGGAGGAACTAATGGCACTAGTACTTAACACAAATAGCTATGTTGATACTACTGAGGCTGACCTTTACTTTGATACTCGTATTGACAGTGCAAACTGGTTCACTGCAAGTGACGAAGTTAAAGATCAAGCCTTAGTGACTGCAACGCAGATCATTGACGAAAACGCTTGGATTGGGTACGCTGTTAGTTCTTCTCAGGCTCTTGCTTGGCCCCGGAAAGGCGCTAACTACTCAGACCCTAAAATGGGAATGGTAGTTAGTGTCGCCGAGGACGAGGTTCCAAACAGGGTAAAGGCAGCTGTATACGAGCAAGCCTTACACCTTATTGAAAATGAAGACCTTCTTGGTGGACAGTCCCAAACTTTTGAGTCTATCAAGGTTGGGCAAATTTCTCTGACTGACTCTAATGAGGACGTTAGAAAGATACCTATGAAAACACCTAATGCAACTCGCTACATTCGGCCCTTACTGGTTCGGGGTGGCGCTCATACATGGTGGAGGACTAACTAATGTCTTTAAGAAACACGGTCAGTAACGCTGTTGATAAGGCTTTTGCCGCAGCAGGTGATCTTGTTCAGGAAGGTAAGCTCTCCTCAAAGAAGGTAACGGGTTATGATTTTTCAGGGAGTGGAACTGTTTCTACTTCCTCAACCAAAACAGTAAATGTTATTCTAACCAACACTAAGAAGCCAACAAGTAAGTCTTTTGAGACTCTTGCACTTCTGAAATCTGGTATTGATGTCTCAATCTATGATACAATAAAAATTAACAACAAAACGTATAACATTGAGTCTTATGCAGATGATGACTTTGTTATTACACTTGTACTTGCTAGGGAGATTTCATGATGTATGAACTACTCTTACAAGATATTAATGGTGTAATTGCTTCAACCGCTTGGACAGACAACTTAATTGAGGTCGTCCCAGATAACTATTTTGGTAAGCTAAATAACCCAAATGAATACTGTAAACTTCTAGTAATGCCCTCAAGTGGGGCTATCGAAGCTTATGGTGGTCTTACTTCTCTTTCAGGTTTGATTGCTCTAAAGATTTTTGTAAAGGCTGGCGAAGGCCAGACCCGTATGATGAAAATTTCTAGTGAACTTGACTCTGTTTTCAAAAACAAGAAACTAACAAATGGAACTGAGCTTGGAACTTCCCACCTAGTGTTGGAAGGAATAGACAGCGATAATAGTACGCTTTATAGCGCATCCTACTTTATTACATTCAAACATTATGGAGAAACTTAATAATGACACACATTACAACCCTCGGCGCTGGTATCTACACTTACCTTGATATGTTTGCTGGCACAATCCCTTCTGACACTGACACCGCCGCTGAATTTGCAGCCCTGTTTCAAACAGCTAACTCCTCAGATATTTCTCGCATGCCTTCCGTACGTGAGTTTCCTTCTGTTGGTACACCTGCTAACATTGTAAACGTTCCTGTTTACGGTCAAGCAACCTCGTCTCAGGTACAAGGTCAGGCTGATGCTCCTTCTCTTGAAGTGACTGTCAACTATGTGCCTTCTGACATGGTAGCTGTACACAACTTGATTGGTACAAACATGGCCTTCCGCGTCCTTATGTGCGGTAGTGTTCTGACTCTGGCGGATAGCTTGAATGCTACAATCACTGAAAATAACACCGAGTTTTACTTCCTTGGTAAAGTTGAAGCCATCCTTGTTAACCCACAGTTGACTGATGCTAACACCGCAACCGTTACACTCTCTGCACAGTCCGACTTTGTTGGTCCTGCAACCGTAGCAGCTTCCTAATAAGTAATCGTGGGGAGGTCCTTAGCGGGGCCTTCCTACCCTCAGGAGAATATAATGCAGAACCCGTTTAGCAAAAGTTTTGTCATGCGAACTACCTTCAAGCACATGAGGCGTAGCGTTGACATTAGTATTAGAAAGACATTTGAACGTTTCCAAGACTTCGATAACGACTCAAAAGCAGGTCGTGAGATTATGGAAACACTCTCAGTACTTCACACGGTTCGAAAGATCCTTGATGATTTCCAAGTCGCAAACCCAACTCTGTTTTCGGACAGAGACCGTATTAAATAATAGTCAAACAAACAAATAAGTAAGGAATATAAGATGAAGCACCTGATTGGTAAAAAGCAAACTAAAAAAGTAAAGTTTGCGGGCGGCGATGTGGAAATCCGCAAGTTGTCTATTAATGACGTTATGGCAGTCCGCGACACAATTGAAGCCGCTAAAGAAGATAGCGACCAAATGCGTGTTTTGCGAGACGTATTGCGCATGGCTGTTGTCGGAGCAGATGAAATGACCGACGAAGAATTTAACGAATTTTCGCCTTCAGACCTTAATGAACTGTCTGAAACTATCCTACAATATTGTGGCCTCTCTTCGGGGGTTGAAGAAGTGGGAAACTCACCAGCCAAGAAGAAGTAATATTTGAAATTGCGTTTCATTTAGGTATCCCTGTTTATAAAATGGAAGAGGATATGCCTTATACTGAATTGCGCAAATGGATAAACTTCTTTGAAGAAAGGCCTATTGGCTGGCGAGACGACTACAGAGCCTTCCTTATTATGAAGTCCATGGGCTATAAGGGTAAGGCAGAAGATGTTTTTGCGTCAATTCGACAGATTAAGAAAGTTGAATCTGACAAGAAAGTAAACGATCGTGCAATCCCTAAAGGTGTCCTCCTTGCCAAAATGATGTCGGCAAAAGGTGGAGACGTTGGGATGAAAGATATGTTCAAGGGGAAAAAGAATGGCTAGACCTCTGGTAAACCTAGAAATTATAAATTTTAAACAAGAGCTTAGGCGTATTGAGGAAGAACTTTTTGACCAAGCAAATGTTGAAATTGTAAACCTAGTAGATTATGCCGTGGACCAACTTAGAATTGTTACACCTGTAGACACAGGTGAAGCTCGCTCAGGTTGGTACTCCCAGAAAGTTAGACAACTAGATGGTAGTTCTGGCTCCCTCATTATTAACGAAGTTGAACACATCAGCAACCTAAACAAGGGTAGTAGTCAACAAGCACCCAAATTTTTCATCGAACAAGTTCTGGTACAAATCGGAATCTTAACATCTAACTAATAATCTGCCCTCCGATGGTAACTCACATATTGAGTGGCTATTAGGAGGGCATTTTTATTTATAAAGGAGTACGCCACAATGACTGGTGTTAAAATTAGAGTAAGAGCCGACAGTACTCAGGCTCGTAGAGACCTACAACGACTAGAACGTTCTGTGGCGAGTATTGAAAAGACCACGAGCAATGTTACACGAGGATTTCAAAAGTTAGCCATTGGTATTACAGCAGCTTTTACAGGTGTGGCTCTTACAAGGGGCTTGTCCGGCGCTGCTGACTCAATCACTAACCTAGAAAACAAACTAGCCTTGGTTGTTGGACGTGGTGCTGAACTAAGAACAACCTTGAGAAGCTTGTACACTATTTCTGCAGGGGCAAGGCTTCCAATTGCAACCGCCACTGATGCCTTTAACCGCTTTGGTTTGGCGCTACAAGACTCTGGAAAAAGCACAGAAGAAATCCTAAGGGTTACTAATGCTGTTCTCCAGTCTGCCACTCTCTCTGGTGCAACCGCCGCCTCCGCTAACGGCGCTATTATGCAGTTGGGTCAGGGTCTAGCTTCCGGTACTCTACGTGGTGAAGAACTTAACTCTGTCCTTGAAGGTATGCCAAGGCTAGCTCGCGCAATTGCAGTAGGCATGGGTGTACCCTTTGGTGAGCTTAAGGCACTAGCTGCTGATGGTAAGCTTAACGCAGAGGCAGTGTTTGCTGCAATTGCGTCTGAAGCTGCAAATATTAACTCAGAATTTGATGGTTTGGAAGCAACTATTTCAGGTCTCTCTTCTGTTCTGAAAGACGAATTTACTAGGGCCTTGTCTGCTTTTGACAAGGAAATTAAATTCTCTGAGAATCTTGGTAAAGTAATTATTTCTGCCACAGATGGGCTTCGGTACTTTGCTGACAACCTTAGCTTTTGGTCTACTATTTATCGTGCTAGGCTTAACTCTATCACAAACGATTTTATATTCTTTGCAGATGACATTAGAAACCTTTTTACAGACAACTTTGAATTTGATTTGTCTTCTATTACTGATAGTATTAGTGATCTTTCTAGCCGTGTGTCAGATCTTGCTGTTGGAGCTGGAAACACTATTTCTTTTAATGTTCAGTCTCTTGATCTTGGGCAATTTATTCCTTCTTTAAACACAGTAAAAACTACTGTTATTGACTTCATTAAGGAAATTGAAGGTTGGTTTTACTGGCTATATGACAAGGTAATTTTGAACTCTTGGTGGTCTGATTTGTTTTGGAAAGGGGAAAACCAAATTGGTGGACCTAAGTTCAAGAAGGCACTTGATTTTGTCAAGACAACCTTGGCAACTTGGGCAGAAAACATAGGGGTGATCTTTTCTGATCTTTACACCACTATTTCTGCTAAATGGACTGAGATACTTCACCTTCTTACAACAACTGAGGTAGCACAACCCGGGGGTATGGGTTCCACTGAACTGAATGCGTTCGGTCGTGGACTTGAGTACGTTGCTGAAAAGGCTGGTGAGCTTAAATTAGCTTTGAGGGATGCTTTTGCAACTCACAAACTCACAGGTTCCTTGGACATGGACACCTTAAACTTCCAATATGAACTTACTCCACTTGGCAAGTTCCTTGAAATGGTGGGTGACGCTGGTGAAGGTATCCAAATTTACCTTAGCGAAAACTTTAGTAATGTAGTTGATAGACTATACTCAATTTGGGAAAGTGGCGGTAGCGCTGTAATGGGCGCTGTAGCAAAGTCTCCTATTGTGACGGGTGTGTTAGCAACTGCTGGCGCTGCCGGAGAAGCTATCAAGGCTGGTAAGTTTATTGCCTCTGGCTTCATAGATAAACTAATAGGTGATGCTGAAATACTTGGTGGCGCTATTGCTGTCGGTCTGATTGCTAAGGCTGCTTTAGGTCTCTCTTTGAAGAGCCTTGTTTTGTCGGCTGGCGCTCTAATCTTTAGTGGCGATATCCTTGATAGTGCTGCTACACAGGCGTCTCTGAGATCCATAGCTAAAGGTATTGGTGCTTTTATTGGTAGCTTCTTTGAAGAGGGCGGTGCAGATGAAATTGGCTCAGCCTTTGTTCGAGGTCTGCGTAACAGCATTATGGCTGTTGGTGAGGGTCTAACAGAGGGGTTTGATGGCACCGCCTTAGATTCCGACCTAGGAAACGAAATTGTTGGGGGAATTGCCACACTTGTAACTATAGCTGCTGTATCAGGTAAAGCACGCACCCTTCTAATGGGTGCTGGTAGGGTTGTCATGTTTGCCATGTTTGGCAAGGGTGCTTTCAAAGGACTTGGTGTGGCCTTAATTGCTGGTATTGCTGGTGCCTTTGCTGGCAACGCTGTTTCCGACGCTATCGGTATTGAGGATGGTTCTTTTGCCAACCTAGGTGTATCTATCTCAACAGCAATCGGGTCTTACATAGCATTTGGGTATATTGCCACTAAGATAAGTGAAGCTATTGGCTTTGCTGTACTTGATGTGAGGACTAACCCCGCTGGTTACATTGCTGGTATCCGCGCACTAGGGGCTAGGATTGGCATTATGCTTGCTGCCTTTTCTTCTACAACGGCTATTGCAGCAACACTAGGAATTGCACTTGGTGCTGTTATCGCCGCTGGTGTTGTAAAAGCCTTTACAAGTGTAAACGACAGAATGATTGAAGAGGGTAATGCTCTTAAAGTTTCTGTTGGAATGGCAGACATTGTTGAAATCGCTACAGGAACCTCTTTCCTAAATGCTCCAATAAGCGAATTTTCTAACAATTTAAGGGAATCTATAGAAGAGGGTATTAATAGTGACTTGTCGGGCTTCAGCCTTGTTGAGCGTGTATTTGATATCAATGATTCCGAATATTCTTCAGCCATTGATGATTTTAACAACACACTGAATTCTAAACTCGCTAATAGCGGTGGCCAGCTTGATAGGGCCACTGAGAGAGTGTTCTCTGAACTTGAAATAGCATTTCCCGGATTTGTTATTGATGAGAATGCGGTAAGGAGGCAAGTTGAAGAAAGTACTCAAGGCTTTGGTTTTAACTTAGAAGCTATCATTAATGTTGATACGTCTAGGCTTGTTAAAGCACCGGAGCTAGAGTTTATAGACACATCTGGTATTAATGATTCTGTTAATGAAGTAGTTGCTGCTACAGAAAGAAGCACACAAGAAATTTCTGATGCTTTGCTTGCAGAAGGCCCACGGGTTGCAGGCGAGGTTCTGGCAAGCGTGTTTACAAGACTTTCTCAATCCGAGATTATCTCTGATAAGCAGCTTACTGAGCTTTCTACGGCTTCTGAGGGTGTTGACAACTTAACTTCTTCCTTTGATAGACTTCTACTGAAGATGTCGGAAGTATCTGACATTGGTGTTATTGATGTAAATGTAAACAACAATAGTAATGATGATAACATCAACTCAAGAAGACCACTATTTAGGGCTAACGGAGGTTCCGTATATGGTGCCGGAGGTCCAACAGAAGATAAGATCCCAGCAATGCTCTCCAATGGTGAGTTTGTAATGAAGGCTTCGGCTGTTGACAAACTTGGTGTTGGTTTCATGAACAGGATAAACTCTGGTATGGCACCTGAAGGTTTCTCTAATGGTGGTCTTGCTGGTCAGCTTGCTCAGATAGACACTCAAATTGGAGCTACACAACAAGACCAGTTTGAAGCCATGTCTCGTGATCTTCCGGGGCGAGTGTCTGCTGCTGTAGCAACTTTGTCAAGGCTTTACTCTACAAGAGCCGATATTATTTCACGCATGGCTGATGAGGAAAGTGGTGGGTTTGATCCTGCCTCTGCCTTTGATGGTACTACATCAAGTGAAACTTCAGGGGGTGGAAACGATCCTGAGGAGAAGGAAGAAGACGACGCAAAGACCTTAGCAGAAACATTTGCTGAAGACTTCAAGGCAGACTTCAAATCAGGACTATCCCAATTTTTGAAGACTGGTGATTTGAAAGAGTTTACACTTGGTTTGCTAGACAGCTTTACTTCTAAAGTAATCGATAGCTTTGTTGAAGGCTTTACTGAAAGTATTTTTGAGGGACTAGAACTAGACTCTATGTTTGAAGGTCTATTCCAAGGCGTTCAAGACTGGGGCGCTACCCTTGGCGAGGGTACTGTTGGAGCTACTGAAGGTGGCCTCTTTGGTATTGACTTTAGTGGTCTATTTGAAAGTGTATCTTCCTTCTTCTCTGGTATCTTTGAAGACTTTGGTGGAGGAGGTGGCTCTGGTGGTGGCTTCCTTAGCTCTGTCATGGGTTTGTTTGGGGGTGGAAGCTTCCTTGGCCTAAACGATGGTGGTCTAGTTAAACCACTCAACACATCCCGCACAGATATAGACTCTGTACCTGCCATGCTAACTCCCGGCGAACTTGTAGTACCTGCAGACAAAGTAGGTGACTTTATGAACTCCGGAGGTAGTGGTAATAACCAAACATTCAACATCAATGTTTCTGGTGACGTATCTAGGCAGACTCGTAAAGAGATTGTTCAGATGCTACCTCAGATTGCGGCTGGTGTTAATTCTCAGAATAAAGAGAACAACTACAGACGTTAATCAAGATAGGAAACACTATGAAGAAATGGACAGATCTGTTTGATCAAAAAGATGGTAAGCTGTATTGGAAAGAAGCCCGTGGTCGAAAGGCTGCGGGTTCCGAGGCTGGTACTAATCATGGTGATGGATATAAGACTGTCCGCATTGATGGTAAGGCTTACTACGTACACCGTGTTGTTATGGAAATTACAACAGGCAAAAAAATAAGGTCAGGTGATGTTGACCATAAGGACCGAGATAGGTCTAACAACTCACCGACAAATCTAAGGCAGGTTACACGGTCAGAAAATAATAAGAACCGTAAGTCTTGGGCTAAGGTTAAAGCTGCAGCTAAGGTTGCAACTAAAGCAAAACCTAAACCCAAGGCTAAACCAAAGCCTAAAGTAAAAACTAAATCAAAAACTAAGAAAAAATAACAATTGGGCGGGCCTTCTGGTTCGCCCTTTTTAACTGTTTTCGGACCAAATTTGATCAAAAGGAGCCAAAAAGTGAGAAAAACAAGGCATCTATAATAGAGAAATCTAAATCAACCACCAAAACTTAATCCGAACAAACTGGAGAAAACTATGCTTAACCTGATTCAAAAAGCTTTTAACCTACTTGTACTCGTAATTTTAGTTGCCGCCGTATCCGCCTACTTTGCTTACAACGAAGGTCTTATTGAAGGATCAAATTTTATTGAGGAAAGCAGCAATTCATTCTTTAGCTGGGATACTGTAGGTTATGTCCGTGACAAGACTTCTTCTTTAACAGTCACCGCTTGGAATACAACCTCCGGCGCTGCGACACAATCTTGGGGTTTTGTTTCTTCTTCCTTTACAAAACTCTTTTCTTAACTAAAACAAAACTTAATCCGAACAAACTGGAGACTACTATGAATTGCTTTTACATCTGGCATATAAACAATGTCCACCACGGTTACGCTTCAACAGGAGTTTCTGGATCACCTTTGAATGGTCCAATGGCTACATCAGATTGTAGTTGGTTTATACCAACAAAAGAAAACATTGAAAGGGAGCTCAGCCAATGAATGCTTTTTTGGCAGTCGCTATAATCACACTAGGTGTCATATTTGTGATCTGTGTAATTATCAGCTTAATAATTGAACTTAGACTCCTAAATGAAATAAACAAGTGGCATAAATAAATGGAAGACCTAATCGGAGGCGCAATAGCTCGTGCTGTAATATGTATGTTGATTGCCGCCATATTTAAATCAGACAAAGTTGTTGCACCTTTTTGGTTTGGCATACTTGGTCTACTCTACTACAGCTTATGGCAAACAGGAGGTTATATAACCCCAGTTATGTCTATTGGACTTTTCTTCCCAGAGAACTTCCTTTTGTTTGTAGCAATAAAGGATAAAATCAAAATCTCATACGATAATAAAAAGAAACAAAAAGGATAACTACATGATCACAATTCTCTTGCTATATCTTGTTTACATCAATTTGGAACCTATTTTGAATGGACAACAAGAGCCTACTTAGTAAGATAATTGTTGAAAGTCAATATATTGGAGTGCCTCGGTACCTAGTCCAATTAAATCAAGACAGCAAGGATCTACTATGTACAAATTCTTTCGCGGAACAACTCTCAAAGAAGCAAAAGCTCTTGAAGAGGGATACCAACAATCCGACTTAACATTCTGGACTGACAGCTTAGAAAAGGCTAAGATGTACAGCAAAGGCGCAGTACTTGAGGTAGTACTGGATGAGCTACCACCACACTTTAACCTCCGCAAAGCTATTGCCTTAGGTAATGAAGTCCACGGAAACATTCACGAGTGGAGAATCTCCCGTCACTACTTCACCCAAGACGGTGGGTTCTTTAACTACATTGAGGAAACTAAAATTCACGAAGAAGGAGCTTACTACTAATGTATCCAGATGAATCAGACTGGCTTGACGCTATCTTTTATGACTCTAAGTATAGGCTTACAAGTCACAAACCAAATAGGGTAAATCCTTCGTGGCCGGGAAACCCTTGCTGCGAAATATCTATGATAAGTGAACCAGCATACCTTAATAATGAAAACAAGGAAGAAGAAACCATGACAAAACTTTACAAAGCCGATATCCCCCTTCTTGGCCTCACTTATGTAACCTTGATTGGTCGTGACGGTGCTGACTACGTTGTTAAAGTCTCTGACACAGATAAGCTCGCCGCTGTCAAGCAGATCATTGAGGTAATGCCAAATACGATCGGTATTCGTTTTAACTCGGCAATTGGCGGTGGTGCTGCCTCAAAGACATACCACTTCCTTGTTGATGACCTTTCTAAGTTTGCCTTGGGAGATATCATTATCCCAGCAGGTTCAAACGACATGGCAACCGTTGTGGAATTTGACAGCAAGAATTCATTTGCCCAGAAAAAACTTACTGGTCGCCGTGTAATGACTCAACCTATCTAAACAAATAAGGAACTAAGAAAATGATCGAACAGGTACTTTGTCTAGCAACGGCAATCTTCTTTGAAGGAAGAAGCGAAACTCTGGAAGCACAACGTTTCATAGGCGAAGTGGTAATGAATAGAGTTGAAGACAGCCGTTATGCAAACAATGTTTGTTCGGTCGTTTTCTATCCTAATGCCTTTAGCTTTACGCATGACGGTAAACACGACAAGATCTTTCGCTTTGACAATCCTCAAGAAGTTGAGGCGAGGGATCGTGCTATAGACTTAGCCTTGGAGATAATGAGTGAGGACTTTCGCAGCATTACTTCAACCCACTATCACACTATCGCTGTTGACCCTTTTTGGAACATCCATTACGAAATGGATGGTCAGTATGGTACTCACATCTTTTACACAAACAACACACCTTGGAGATAACAATGGCTAAATCTACGCACAACGCATTTTATAGAGGTGACCGCACAGTAGACATTGAAGATATTTCTTCTAATATGGTTGAAGCTTTGAAACGGGTGATAGACAAAGAAGTAGATTGGAATAATCTTTCAGCTATTGAACGGGAAGAACTCAGTGATTTTAGAGCATTGTTGAGAGAGTAAACACCAACTAGTAAAGCATTAATTTAACACACCTTGGAGATAAAACATGAAGACCTTTAAGAACCTAGAATTTGAGCCCAACGCTATAGGTGGCGAACGTGCTGAGTTGAATTTCCCTAACGGTTACGGGGCGAGTGTCCTTCGCGGAGGGACAGGCAGGACATCCGGCGGTACCTATGAGCTTGCTGTCCTCAAGAGTGACCGTTTGTGCTATGACACCCACATTACTGACGACGTGTTGAACTGGCAAACATTTGAAGAAATCAACGTTGCTCTCAAATCAATACAACAACTTTAGAAGGATAACACTATGAAACTTCAAGAACTCTTTGATAAGTCAGTTGCCCACCTCCGTAAGCAGGGGGTTAAGTCTGTTAACAAAAGTCTGGCAGACGAATCCGGTGCCTTTTGCAGCTACCGTGGTGATAGCGGTCTCATGTGTGCTATTGGTTGTGTAATTCCTGACGAAGAATACAGTAAAAATTTTGAAGGAAAGTCAGCAAGCTACGT